ACCACACAAATGTATAGCATTAAATGTAGCAATAAAAATAGATCGACGTATCATGTAAAATTCATCATTATAAAAAGCTTGTATAACATCAAGTAGTTTCATAATCACATCAAAAGGCAAACGTTTATCATAACTAGAATAATCACCAGCGATAATACGGTCTTTTCCGTGTTTAGTCACTCTCTTATACAATACATGCCAAGCAGCTGAATGAGCATCAATACCACATGAAACTTCACTGGTGTTGTTGTGCATACAGTGTGCGATAAAAAACGAGAAATATTTACGTGTAAGAAAATTTAAATCCAAAGGACCACAATTAAAGACACGAACTTTACCATCATCGACTTTGTCAATAGGTAGACGCTCATCTTTGGAGTTATCAGTCCACACAAAAGGTGGAATTATACCTTGCATCATTGCAGCTTCTTTTTCTTCAATTATTTCACGTATTTCAGGTTTTAGCATAAAACGATCCTCAGATACCTCTTCCAAAAATCCAAATTTATTCTTACGCTCGTCGGAATCAAACAATTTGTGTTTTGTGTAGGGGTAACCTGGTGATGTACGCAAATTCATTCCACTCATATACTCATCTCCATCTATACCATTCAAATTAACATACTCATCAAGAATTTTGTTTTGTTGAAATTTGTATTTAGAACTTTGAGAGAGAACGAGATCTTGGAAGTCAGACTTTGCCATTTCCAGAATATCAGGATCAAAAGGTATCGCCGGCTCAAATTGCTTGGCAATAGCTTTCCTCATTGGGTTTACAACCTCACCATCTTTAACAAATCGTGTCAAATGTGCAGGTTTAGTCGTTGGTTCCCATCTGAGTTTGCCATTAAACGGCGATGGAGCAATTGCAGTTTTACTTGGATTGCGAAATTGGTCGGGTGAAGGAACTTCACCAAGATAATCTGTATTATCATCAAGAGTGATTATCCCTTTCCCGGCATCAACAACGACATCTCCGCAGATAGACTGCACAAAGCAACCTCTCAATTCCTTCACTTTCTTTATGACATAATCCTGGGACATGGAATTACAGTAACCTTGACCTTGCGCTGTACCCGAGACGTGGAAACCCAATATGGATGCACTATTATTAGAGTGCAAACAAACTGGGGAACCACAATCTCCAGGAAGCGTCTCTGCTGAGTATTGCCATCCATCAATAATGTGAAATCCCTTGGATTTATCAGGTAAGTAGTAAGAGATGGGACCATGCTCTTTAGTGATATGACGCATCTTTGTGCAATTCAAAATACCAGGTAAATTGGTTGCAAATTGCGTACAAGCTGAAGCACTATAGAACAGTGTCTTGAGGTTTGTGAGTTTTCGCTCACTAACAAAATGCTTGGAGATATCCCTGAAAGAATGGATGTTGGGAACAGATACCCAAACAATATCCTTACTTGGATCTTCAATGCTTTTTGTGCGCTTATCGTTGATGTCAACTTTCAAACGCACTCCTTTATCCATCGCCAAATTGGTTTGGATGTAGAAATGTGTTTGATTCGTGGCAGAAAAATAATGGTATGGCAAAACCATTATCTGATCACTGATGAACAGACCACCAATAGTTGGTGTTGGTGAATCAGCAGCAGAGTAAATAGCCACTCTATTTTTCACAAGCGTACTACGCATGAAAGAAATAGTCAGTGGATCTATTGAAGCCTCAGCTACTGCTTCTGTGTCTGACAGTAACTTTTCCACATCAGGAATTCGCTTGATTAAGCGAATTGGTGTGGAATCAGTCACTTTTTCCATTAGACATTCAGATATTGGTGTCAAATACCCTGGTGGTTCGTCATCTACCCAACTACTTTCAGCTCCTTCACTTACAGTTGTGAGTTGTTTCCGTTTCTGGTACTCCTCAAAAGTGATGATTTCAGAACTTTCAGGCTTGATGGGTTTTTCAACTTCAACCACCTCCTGCTCAACTGGTAGATTCTTCTTGACCTTAAATTTAATTTTAGGACCCTCAGACAATTTGACAGCTTTAGCAGGTTTTTTGTGACGTTTAGTTTCTTGATCGTTATAAAACGACTCAGACTTCTTGTCACTCTTCTTTTTTGCTGCTCTGACCATATCGATTGAATCGATTTGTTCCAGCGGTAATGTGCAACCTTCCGTATCAATTTCTCGATCAGAGGGAGGTTCACTCTCACTAGGACTTTCAATGCGTTTCTTCTTTGGTCGGTAGAAACCACATTTCTTTGCTGTACCTTTAAACAGCCTGTAACCCAAGTAGATTACACCTAATAGTGCAACAACATTGCTTGCAATGTATAAACAGGTTGTGAGATATGGGTGTTTTCTTTTTACCCATTCCACAGCCCCATCCAACAAATCTACAAGTCGTTGCACCTGTAATTGAGCTACCGGAAGTGTGAAAAACATATCACCCTCACGCATTGCCCTACCTATCAAGTCATTATACCAAGGAGTAGCTTTGGTTTCAAACCTAACTCCTCGGAATTCAGTATCTTCGTCATTTGCAAGTGGAGGTTCACCGTCAAGATCATAAAAAGTCGCCTCTTTAATGTCATTGATAATTCGTTCACCTTCCTCTTCAGTAAGGACAGGGGCATGTGTTTCAGGGATAGAACAGTCAAATTCATGAACTGATCTCATAACTTCTCGGTACTCTGCACTATTCGGATCCATTTGAGTTTCACCACCATTAATACCAGTAGAAGGTATTTCATCATAAGCATTAACCAAAGGTGTTGGTTCAGGAAACCAATGTTCGTTAATGTGGGCGAATTTTGATTTCTTAGTTTCTCGTGTGGCGGTTATCTCAGATTCGAAAGATTCGCAAGCACGCTCAAAATCTTTTTTGAAAATTATATACCGAGCGGCTGCGGCATCACAGAAGTCTGTAAAATCCATGGGTTCTTCACCTATTGGCTCTTGAAAAACTCCACGACCCCTATCATTGCACGTCACATCGAATCGCATTTGATCGAATCGATTTTCTACCGTAGCTCTTGGTGTTGTAACATGAGCTATAATAGCAAAACGTGAGATGTAGGCTTCGGGAGACGACATTAATGCCTTCATTTCAGCAGCCGGTGGTTTATTTGACGTGGCAAATAACATGTCAGAAGTGAATTGCACTTGACCTTTCAACTCCAATGTAGCCATATTTAATGCTAGAGGAGAAGAGTTGACTAGTGTAAACACTTTTGTAATCTCATCGAGATATGCTTTTTCCTCCCGGATCTGACCAACATCATCGAGAATTACTACTCGTTGATTGTGGTAACCTTCCCAGAAGTCACTCCCACAAGTAGGAGCAAACATTTCTTTGGATGGATCAAATGTGTTGATACCACGATTAACCCTATCGTAAATTGCTCGTGCAATATCCGGTATAGCCGAAGTTTTGCCACAAGCAGGTGCTCCATGTAGAAAAATGGAGAAAGGTGGACACCGGTATTTACCGTTAAACATTGCAGGAGCTAACGCTCTCAGTTTACCAGTAACATCTCGGTGAAGTATCTGTAAGGCAGCAGTTATCTTACGAGGAACATTGCGGTGAGCACTGTCATTGATAAGAGAAATACCAGTCGAATATAACTTTTGTAATTCACCTACCAGTTTTTGTGGGTTGCGCTTATTCATCTCTGCCAAATCATACGATAGGACTTTTCCTGCTTCAGCACAGTAGGCATAATAATCCTTATACAAGAGATCATCAGCATCTTCGCAGAAATATTCCATCAACAGTTTGACTAACTTAAAAAGCCAATCTGAAAGATTGTTCATTCCGCGAGCAATTTTGGTGAAGGCATCAATTCTTGCAGCAGTTTGCTTGAGTTGAATGTCCGATCCAAATATTGCACTAGATATTGAAGCAGAAATAGCATGGAATATATTCCTAACATCTCCTTCGTCTACATCAATTTGAGTAGTACCGCCATATACACCAACTGTGGAACCTCCATGGTCTGTAGGAACTTGCGTCGACCAAAGTGCTCCGAGGCTGTCTTTAAGGCGTATAACCCAAACTGGATCAAGGTAATCAGCAAAGAATGCAGCAACTGCTAACATCTTTTGCGTCCTATCCATTCCAGAACGTAACTGAAAACATAGTAGTACTAGTTTGAACAAAAATTTCTTTGTTGAGAAAATAGTTTGCTCAGCTCCAGCACCTAAGGAAATTTCATGCTTGATGTTTATCCCATTATCGATTAGCTTACTCAGCTGTTCGAGTGTGTCAGGACCGACACGAAATTCTGTTGGTATCGAATCACCTACAGCCTTGAGGCCTCTCAGTGTTTTGTTACCAATATTGAATTCTCTGGGTATGGACTGTCCAACACGTTGAAGTCCCTTCAGAGTCGTTTCATCAATCCTGATATTATCAGGAATAGATTCTCCGACACGTTCGAGGCCTCTCAATGTTCTTTCACCAAGGTTGAATTCTCTAGGAAGAGATTCTCCGATTTGTTGAAGTCCTTTCAGAGTTGCGTCATCAATCTTAACGTTATCTGGGATCAATTCCCCAATACGATCTATACTATCCAAAGTTTCTTTACCAACATTCACCTCTCGAGGTAAATTTCTGGCAAGCTCAACAAGTTGAGACAATGTTTCTTTTGAAAGAGAAATTTCGGAAGGTATTTCGTGTTTAACGTTGAAAGTGGGCATAGATGGAAAACCAATCTGTGCTTCACCACCAGATGTACCGCTATCAGAAGCAATATCTTCGGTGTATAAATCTGCCCAATTTCGTTTGCGGGGATTTTTAAGCGATGCAGAACTTTTCATTGCCATTTTTGCAAGTCGTTTTTTGTATCGCTTATTCATTTCATAACGATGAGCCTCCTGCTTCTTATCAGAATGATGTGTAACCAACTCCCACTCGTAAACAAAATCACGTTCGGGTTTTGGTTCAGGAACAGTATGGCTCTCGCCTGAAAATTTCATGTGACGCCTACTTTCAATCATAGCGCGTCGGGCTCTCAATCGGCTTTTCTTTGTGCCATTGAGCTTAATCTTGATTGTCTTGACCTTTTTCGCTGCATCACCTGTCAATTTTGGTAGTAGTTTTGCTGATTCTTCCGGTGTTTCGTCAAAGAAACCACATCCGAGATGGCTGTAGATTCTATTAATACTGATGTATTTCATGGTAGTACGATACTGTTTCGGAGAAACAATAAAATGGTGAATTTTGCGATGGCGTTTAGCAGAACACTTGTAACAGTGAAGGTGCTTAATCATTGCTTTAAGGTCAAGGAAAACCTCGATGTCCAGCGGAACATCTGCAATACGAATGTACGACAAATATTCTCGTGGAAAATGGATCTGGTTCTCTCGTGCAAATGAGAAAAATGCATCGTGAGAATTTGGAACTTCATGAGCACACTGTACAGTGCCACCATCAATACCCGCAGGTAATTCCGTCTTCTTGGTTCGAACAGATTTCTTCTTTTTCGGACCAGGTGGTCGTGGCATGTTTTGTGCAATTCTCAAAGTCTTTGCAATAGCGTTGTGTTTTTGTCGATTAAACTCAGCTATAGCCTCCTTCAATTTTTTCTGGTCTGCAATTTTCTTTTGCTCTTTAGCAATTTTCTTTCTTTCTGACCGAGTCAATTGAGGCTTAACTACTGCAATTTCTTGTTTCTTCTGTTGTGCGGCTAAATACCCGCGTGAAAAACGTGGAAACGCCAATACACTAGCATAACTTACAATAGCATCATCAACAATTTTCACTTCATCAGATACAATACATTTTAGTGCCTCACGTAATGGAACTTTCGCTAACTTAACGTCAGTCGAAGATTTTTTGAATTTTTGTGACCGTGACTTAACGTCAGTGGGTCCTTGGATAGATGAAAGTGGATGTTCAAGACAATCCAACTTCCAAATACCCGCAAAATGCAAACAAGTTTGGCATATCAAATGCGGATCAGGGAGAAAATCTCCGTGAGTCTTCTGGATGGTTAGGCCAGATTTCTTCTGTTGTGTAGTTTTGGTGCTCTTGCGAGCGGTTTGGGTTTGTGCTCTTGCGAGCGGTTTTGTAAGAGAAGAGAATTTATTCATTGTGTATAACAGATCCCCAGTATTTAAACGTAGGCCACTGAGACCGAGCCAAGTGGACCTATTACCGCAATATCACCACAACAGGGCCTCATGGATATTACTACCCAATCTGCGATTCGTTGTGGATGACCTAGCTATCAAACATAAATTACCTGCTAAAAGACCTATCTGGACACCCAACGGTATGCAAACAGCTCTTAGAACAGGTGATATAATGAAAGACACGGGTCTAGAATGGAAATCAAAATGCAGATTAGCCTAGAAACACAAAAAGTGAGACTAGAGTAAAATGCATATGACGCGCAAACACCCGACGAAGGTACTTCCTTCGTGCTAGCGACTTGTCAGTAAACTAACTGGCCTTTTCGTCAATATCCGATACTTAGATATACTCCGGTGACTACACCCGCTTTAAAAGTGTAGTTGCCCCCCTACGTCGATCCCGTTGGAAGCTTTAGCCAACTATTCCCGAGCAAGCTCAAGAGAATAGATACAGCCAAGTTGAAAACGAGAAAAAGAAACCCTCAATAGGGCGTCTATCGCTACTTCCGGTGCGAACTAGTAAAAGTAATGCACTTCCAACTAATATAATATGCAGTATGAAACGCAAAGTAACCAGCTTCACAAACAGAGACTACATATTAAACTAGTCTTTCATGCGAATGAACTACTGAATGAAGTTTGTTGTCTTAGTAAAATGATACCGTACGTGCGTAAATGAATAACATGCGAAAATTATTCAATTGGTAGAATCGATTTTGGTGTTTTTCTGCAAATGCAGAATCTTAAATCCAAATTGATTGTAATAGATAGTAATGTCTTTACTGGTTGGGTTTAAGGAGATAAGATTTTCAGCGGGATCTAGAACCCTCTTACAATCAAATTGCTAGGTGCTTGTTTTTTTAGACAGGAAACATTGAAAACCCTAATTGCGTAATGCAAGATGTCGGAAAATTTTTGTGGCGAGGAAATTTAATAACCTTCGACCGTTAAAACGGGAACCTAGACAAAACTGCATAAAGCAGTATTGA